TGCTCAAGTTAACCAGCCAACCGCTCCAACAGCGCCATCGACAATGCTTTCACCTTTAGGGGGTAATACACTTGGCTAAGGAACTGAAGGGCATTGACGCTCAGCAGCGCGCCCGCACACGATATTCGAACCTAGAGTCCGAACGTTCTTCGTGGGATAAACTGTGGCGCGAGCAGGGTAAATACTTCGTTCCGAATGCTGGTCGCTTTGGCGGTCACAAACCTAACTCTCCTGAAGCCAACGCATACGCTCACATCTACGATTCGATTACCACGAAGGCTCTCGACATTCTGGTAGGCGGGATGCTCGGCGGCATGACTTCGCCGTCTCGTCCTTGGTTCACGCTGGAGATGGAAGACCGCGAGCTGAACTCCAACCTCGCTGTCCGCAAGTGGCTGTATCAGTGCACTGAAATTATTCAGGGTGTCTTCGCCAAGTCCAACACCTACACAGTTCTGCGTCACATTTACCAAGAGCTCGTCGTCTTCGGCACGGCGGCTGCCGTTCTGGTGAAGCATCCTCGCAACATCATTCACTTGGTTCCTCTGACTGCCGGTCAGTATTGTCTGGCAGAGAACCAGTATGGCGAGATTGACACGATCTATCGCGAGATCGACATGACTGTCGCCGCTGTGGTTGAAGAGTTCGGATTCGAGAACTGCTCCAACCAAGTGCAGAACATGTATAATAATCGCAAATTCGACCAGTGGGTCACCGTCGTGCACGGCATTGAACCACGTTACAGCCGCGATGTGAATATCTATGACAACATGAATATGCCGTTCATGAGCATCTACTTTGAGAAAGGTGGACGCAAGGACAAGATACTCCGTGAATCTGGCTACGACCGTTTCCGTGCTATCACTCCACGCTGGAAGACAGAACCGGGCGATGTCTATGGAACGTCGTGCCCCGCTCAGAAGTGCATGGGCGACGTTAAGCAGCTGATGCATGAGACTATCATGAAGTCGAAGGCTATCGGATATCAGGCTGACCCGCCGAAGCAGCTGCCTCAGTCACTCAAAGGGCAAGAAGACCAGACACTCCCGGGCGGTGCATTCTTCGTTCCGCCTAACGAGAACCAGACAGTGAAGTCTGCGTTCGATGTGCGCCTCGATATCACGGGCGTGATCGGAGATATTCAGGATCTGCGTCAGAAGATTCAGTCAATGTTCTACGCTGATCTCTTCCTTATGCTGGCAAATGCTGAAGATACTCGCATGACCGCGACAGAGGCTGACCAGCGTCGTGAAGAAAAGATCATGATGCTCGGCCCGACGATTGAGCAGCTGCACAACGAGCTGCTCAAGCCGCTGGTTGAACTGACATTCTACGACTGCCTCGAAGCTGGCATCCTCCCGCCTGCACCGCAGGAAGCTGAAGACATGGAACTGTCGATTCAGTTTACTTCTATGCTGGCTCAGGCGATGCGCGCTATCGGCCTTCAGACAAACGACCGTCTGCTCGCCACAATCGGCAGCATTGCACAGTTCGACCAGTCTGTCGTCGATCTTCTCGATACCGACAAGTATGTCGATTACTATGCAGAGCGCCTTGGTTCCGATCCCCGCGTTCTGCGTGACAAGGAAGAAGTTCAGAAGATCCGCGATCAGCGTGTTGCTGTTCAGGAGCAGCAGATGGCACAACAGCGTGCCCTCGAAGAAAGCAAGCAGGGGCTCAACTCCGCGAAGGCGGAAGAAGCTGCTGCTCGTGCCGCCGCGCAGCAGGGTGGCCAGCCAGCCGCTCCGCAGCAAAGGCCCAACTTAACCGCAAGTAACCCCCAAGACCTTGGCCCGTCACTGAGTGAAGTGATCAATGCTATGTCTGGGAGATAAGGGATCGCGTAATGATAGAGTATGATATTCAGAACACAGACTGGAGCAATCCGGTCTTTGAAGAATACGCCACTGATCGTCAGAAAGAATATATCAAAGCTATGCAAAAGCATGGCAACCAAACGAAGGCAGCAAAGGAACTGAAAGTTTCCCGCGCTTCTCTGCAATCAAGCCTTAAACATCTCATGCGAAGATCTGGTATCGCTGGCTATCGCCCAGAATTCGAAATGACACGGCCAGCACCAGAAGGATTCTACCTCAAAGGTGTATCGCAGTATTTCAACAAAGCCGGTGAGAAGTCTGGCGAATGGCGACTCCTGCGCCGCAATGCCGAAGAGCAGGAAGCAGCTATCCGCGCTTTCGTTACGCACCTTGCCACCACATGCTCAGGCCTTGCGCCGGCAGCCCCGATCAAGCCGGATGACTCAGCAGAGCAGATCGCAGTTATTCCTCTGGGCGACGCCCACGTTGGCCTGCTCACATGGGCTCAGGAAACCGGCGAAGACTTCAACCTCGAATCTGCTATCGAGATCACCAAGCGCGCCATCGACCGCGCTGTAGGATTCTGCCCCAACGTTGAAGAAGTTCTACTGATCAACCTCGGAGACTTCTTCCACGCCAATGGCAACAAGAACGTCACGCCGCAGTCTGGCAACTTCCTCGACGTTTCGGATCGTTGGGCGAATGTCTACACTGCCGGCATCGAGCTGACATGCTACATGATCGAAGCATTCCGTCGTCGTGGACTCAGAGTCAGATACCGGGCCAACCCCGGCAACCACGATCCAGAAGCAACTCTGGCATTGACTGTAGCGCTGAATGCCTTTTATAATAAGGCTGATGATGTGATCATTGAAACCTCGATCACAGCTGCATACTACTATCGCTACGGCAATACCCTCATAGGAACGTGTCACGGCGATGGTGCCAAAATGGATGATCTTGCATCTATCATGGCATTTGACCGCAAGGTTGACTGGGGACAGACTGAATATCGTTACTGGTATATTGGTCACTTCCATCACCGTCAGGCAAAAGAGTATCGCGGATGTGAAGTGGAATCATTCAACACATTGGCACCGACAGACGCGTGGCACAAGTTCAAGGGTTACAGATCTAAGCGCAGCTTGACTGTTATTCTGATCGACAAGGAACACGGTGAAGTTTCACGCTTCTTGATCGACGCAAGAACACTACGATAGGAATTGATTATGCGTAAGGCTGACTGGATCAAGAGAGCGCAGGAGCGTATGCTCAGCGCAAAGCGTTACACCGGCCCTATCTCTGGGGCTCTAGGCCCATTGACTGTGCAGGGTATGATCCGCACTATCAATGCCGGAGTAGGCGTGCAGGATGTTCCGCTTCATGCGCAGATCGCTGAAGAGATCTCGAAGCAGATGGCGGTCAATCCGATCTCTGCATCGCCGGAACGTCTCAGCAGATTCCTCGCTGAGTGCGCAATCGAGTCTTCGTTCTACCGTAGGCTCACTGAGAATCTGAACTACACCAAGGCAGAAACTCTGCGCAAGACTTGGCCTTCGCGCTTCAAGACAATTGCAGCTGCGGCTCCTTTTGTTCGCAATCCAGAGGGACTTGCTAATAACGTCTACGCTGGTCGGATGGGAAACAACAACCCGGGCGATGGCTGGCGTTATCGCGGTCGTGGAATCCTTCAAACAACGGGACGCAATAACTACGTCGATTTGAGCAAGGCAACCGGCATCGACTACGTTGGCAACCCAGATTTGCTGGCTACTCCGGAGCACGCCGTTAAGTCAGCCATCCACTTCTGGACTCGCAACAATCTCAACACATGGATTGATCGCGGTCAGTTGGAAGCAGTATCCAACATCATTAACACCGGGCAGCCCACTCGCAAGGCTCATGGTCTTGCTGAACGTAACGCTGCATACGCCAGATTGCGGGGGCTGTGGATCTAATGGGATTCTACGATGAGCAATTGCAGCGCGCTGAGGGCGCAGTGTCTCACGATGAGGCGCTGTTCCGCGCTCAGATGGAGCAGCTGTGCAAGAATACAAGTTTCGAAGCATTCATGAAGCGAGTGATCAAGGAGTTTAATCCTCTCACTATATCTTTTTCGCCCGGCGATTCTGACGTAACCGCTTACAATGAAGGAACCAAGGCAGTTGTCCTGCGCCAGCTTGACATCCTTGGACAGGTTAACCCGGCATTCAAAGCCAAACTTTTGACGGAGAAGTAAAATGGATCCAGAACTCGACCCCAATGCAGCACCACCCGCCGGCGATCCGCCTGCTGGTGATCCACCTGCCAATAACGACGGCTCATTCCTTGGTGGTCTGGCTGGCGATCCGCCTGCTGGTGATCCGCCTGCCGGCGACAAACCTGCGGAAGGCGATCCGCCTGCTGGTGATCCGCCTGCCGGCGACAAACCTGCGGAAGGCGATAAGCCAACTGAAGGCGATGCGGCCAAGCCGGAAGGCGACAAGCCTGCTGAAGAAGAATACGTCGCACCTGAACTCTCATGGCCGGAAGGCCTTGAAGTCGATCAGGAGTTTGCTGGCGAGCTTGGTGAATACATCAAGACTAACAAGCTGTCAGCAGAGCAGGCCCAGCCTCTCGCTGACCTTGCAGCCAAGGCCTTCGACAAGTGGGAGAACACTCTCATCGAACAGCACACCAATACGATTGCTGCATGGAAGCAGGAGATTGCTTCCGATCCTCTGTTCTCTGGCGCTGACGCGGCAGCAAACAAGGCTATCGTCGATAAGGGTGTGAAGCTTGTTCAGCACATTCCCGGCGTCAAGGAACTTCTCGGCGAGAACGATCTGGGTAACAACCCAGTTCTCGTGCGCGTGTTCCACGAAATCGGTAAGCGCCTGAGCGAAGACAAGACAATCTCAGGTGGTTCTTCGGGTAAGGGCGGAACCAAGGCAAGTCTGGCGGAGCAGCTCTACAAAGACTAATTCGTATAGGCTTGTCTATAAACTAATATGAATGGATGACAGGTAAGCCTATAAAGCTGCCTGTCATTTCCATTTCTGGATCTGATTAGGAGATTCATATGTTCGAAAATGCTTTCCCTACTCTTCTGGATGCGGCTAAGACTCACGGCCCGAATGGCACAACTGTGCCTGTGGTCGAGCTGCTTACCGCTCAGAACGAGTTCCTTATGGACGCCGTCTGGATTCAGGGTAACCTGCCCACCGGCCACAAGACCGTCATCCGCACCGGCCTGCCCGATGTTTACTGGCGTCTGATCAACCAAGGTGTGCCGCCCAGCAAGTCAACCACAGCTCAGGTAACTGAGAACTGTGCTATGCTGGAAGCATACTCGCAGGTAGACGTTGAGCTTCTGAAGCTCTACGGAACCAACGCCAAGAACTTCCGTCTGACTGAAGACGCTGTCTTCCTCGAAGCGATGAACCAGAAGGTGGCTGAAACCACATTCTACGGTAGCGCTGCGAATCAGGAACAGTTCGTAGGTTTCGCATCGCGTTACCGCGCAACTTCAGACGCTAACGGCAAGAACATCCTTCTGGCTGGTGGTGCTGGCGTTGACCTGACTTCGATCTACCTGATCGGATGGGGCGAAAACACCTGTCACATGATCTACCCGCAGAACTCTGCCGCTGGCTTCCAGTCGGAAGACAAGGGCACCACTGTGGTGACTCAGGCTAACGGCAGCTTGCTCGAAGTTGCCCGCACCAAGCACCAGTGGAAGTGCGGTCTGGTCGTTCGCGACTGGCGCTATGTCGTTCGTATCGCGAACGTCAAGGTAGGTGACCTGCTCACTCAGGCTAACACTCAGGCTCTCAATTCGCCGACCAACATCATTCGCTTGATGATTCGCGCAATTGACCGTCTGCCCAGCCAGACCCTGTGCAAGCCGGTGTTCTACGCTTCGCGTGAAGTTCTGTCGCAGCTCCGCATCATGGCATACGACCGCAACCAGCAGGTGCTGTCGATCCAGAACGCGGTGAACGAGTTCGGCAAGGACATCTACACCCTGCGCTTCATGGGCATCCCTGTCCGTTGCGTTGACGCTCTCCTGCTCAACGAACCGGCTGTTGCCTAATAGAAAGGAATACCAAAGATGAGCATTCTTGACGCACTCAATCGGTTTGCCGTCAATGCCAACGCGTTCGGAGCAGCTGCTGCGAACGTGCTGGCAGGCGGGATTATCGATCTCCGCAACCGCCGCAACATTGGTTCGGGTGATCCGGTTTACGTCGCAGTAGACGTGAACGCAGGCTTCACCGGCGGAACCGTTGTTCACTTTGAAGTTGTGACTTCGGATGACCCTGCACTTGCAGACGGCACCACTGAAGTCATCGGTGAGGCGATCCTTCCGGTAGCCACTCTGACCACAGGTCGTCGCTTCGGCTTCTACCTGCGCCCAGCTCTGGCACCGACCGGACGCCGCTACGTTGGACTCCGCACCCGCACCACGGGCGCTAACTCAACCGCTGGCCGCATCACCGCTTCCATCGTGCACCAGCCCGATGAAGGCTTCTTCACCTACTACCCGGCTGTTCAGCCCTTCGCATAAGGAGAATGAAACATGGCTCTTTATCGCATCAAGGTTGAGAAGCTTTTCGTTAAGGATGTTGGCGTCAAGCTCGAAGGGGAAACCGTCGAGCTTAACCCAGCCGACTACGGTGGCAAGGAAGAGCTGGCTAAGCTGGCTGATCCTCTGGCTGCTGAACGGAAGGCTCGCAAGGCCGCAACCGAAGAGAAGAAGGCTGAAGACGAAGCGTTGAAGGACGCTGAAGAAGAAGCCGACGAAGCCCTCGAACAGGGCAGCTCGCTCGAAGCACTCTTTGCCGGCGACGATGACGCCGAAGAAGAAGCTGGCGAAGCTTAAGAAATAGTGCTAAACACCGGGGGATTCTTTCCCCCGGTGTGAGGCTTACAAATGCAAAACGAAGTTTCAATCGTAAACGCTGCACTTTCTCGCATAGGTTATACCGGCGTAGTCAGCTCGATCTCTCCCCCAGATCCATCAACAGAAGCGCAGCAGGCTGCGATCTTCTATCCTATTGCACGCGACCGTGCACTGACAGGCGGCAGCTGGTCTTTCAATTCCAAGCGCATCGCACCGCCACGAATGGAGCAAGCCCCGCTCTTCGGTTGGTCGTATGCATTCGCCATTCCCGATGACTGTTTGCAGATCGTAGGCGTCTATGACTCGTCATTCGCTGGCCACGATGTCTTCCGCTTTCAGTCGGCAGATCCCAGCAACGAGCCGCTACCGCCGCAGATCTTCCGCAATGTCAGGCCGCTGGCTTCAGACTACTATGCGAACGAACTTCTCGAGAATGGACAGCGCGTCATCTACTCGAACCATCCTTCGATCTTCATCAAATACCGGGCTCGCATAACCAATCCAACGGTGTTTCCGCTGGACTTCTCGGATGCCGTGTCATGGTTTCTCGCTGGAGATCTCGCAGGCGTTCTCATCAAGGGCGAGGCAGGAATGCGGATTACGCGTGAGTGTATGCAAACTGGATACTCTTTGCTGAATTCTGCTAATGGCCGAGATGCTCTGCAAGAGAAGCCGCAGATCGACGACATTCCGCCCAGCATTAAAGCGAGGTTCTAATGCCACAGACATACTCGTATCTCCGTAGCTTTGCTGGCGGCGAGCTGAGCCGCGAAATGGCTGGTCGTATCGACGATGCGAAGCTTCAGGTTTCCGCGTCTGAGATCACCAACATGTATGTCGATCCACGCGGATTCGCAGCCAGAACACCGGGCACATTGTTTGTCGCTGCGTCACCTTCAGGAGTAGGAACGGCAGATCCAGAGTCAAACATGATTCTGATTCCGTTTATCTTCTCTGAGGAAGATACATTGGTTATCGGCATAACCCGCTATGACCGCATAGTTGCGTTTAACAATCCAGATCCAATCACACTGTTTGATCCTCAATGCGCCATCACTTTCTACAGCTTCGGAGCGCAAGTCCTGTCTCCCTCAACCGGGCTTCCTTATACACTGCAAGGCCCGTGGTCTGACTTGAGCAAGTTGTCATGGTCGCAGTCCGCAGACACGATCACGATTACTTCAGATGAACATCCGCCCTACGAACTCATCCGCAACGGGCCGGCAGACTGGACGTTGCTCCTTGCAACGTTTGGTGCTTCAACTACGCCGCCATCTGATCTAACCGCATCGCCATTTATCTTTCCGACTACGCCCGGCCCGATTGCTATTCCTTATGAATACGCCGTAACGAGTGTTGGTCAGGATAACACCGAGTCAGATCTTTCTGTAATTCGCACGGCAACTGTTGACTTCAATACCGTTGGCAGGAGCGACAGCGTGAGCTTGTCATGGCCACCTGTCACGGGCGCGAACGGCTATAACATCTATCGTCGTGCGGCAGGCGGCGGATCTTGGGGGTTGATTCGACAGACTGCGAACACCTTTACCAACGATGACCGCTTCGTCGTTCCTAACTTCGGTGTGCAGCCGCCGATCAATACGCCAGTTTTCACGGCTGCCGGCGACTACCCCGGCACGGTCGAGCGCCATCAGCAGCGCCGCTGGTTTGCTGGATATCGCGACGATCCGCTTCGCGTGGATGCCAGCCGCACCGGCTCAGAGTCTGACTTCAGCATCCGCGTTCCTGCGCAGGACACAGACGCTCTGCGCTTTCGCATTGCATCGAACGATGGATCTCCTATTCGCCATCTCGTGGCGCTTCAGGAGATGCTGGCGTTCACGTCAGCTGGTGTCTTCAAGATTGATGCTGTGCAGAGCAATGCTCTCACGCCGACAACACTCAACATTCAAATTCAGGACAACGTAGGCTCAAGCCGCACGCGTCCTATCGTTCAGGAAAGTGACGTTCTTTATGAATCAGCACGTGGATCGTCTATACGTCGTCTCTCTCGCGATGCGCAGGGTTATCGTTCTATTGATCTTACTGTTCGCGCTCGCCACCTTTTCGAGCGCCGCCGTATAGTCAGCATGGCATTCCAGCGGAATCCGGTTCCGATTCTCTGGTGCGTTCTCGATAATGGCAATGTCGTGGCTCTGACATATCTTCCTGAGGAAGATGTCTACGCTTGGCACCGTCACAGCTTTGGTCAAGGTAAGGCGCGCTCGGTCGTGGTCGTGCCAGAAGGAAATGAAGATGCTGTTTATTTTGTTGTTCGTTGGCCTGCTCGTGCTGGTGCGCAGTTCCCGGGGTCAATCTACGACACCGTAGAACGCCTCGCACCGATGCGGCCTGTTGACACTTTCAATCAGCCCTATCTCCAGAGCGCGATGCTCTCGATAGATCCGCCCGGCCCGAGGTTTGTGTTTACTGGTCTGACTCACCTTCGCGGCAAGCTGGTTCAGGTTCGCCAGAATGACAAGACGCATCGCCCTGTTGTGGTAGCTGAGGACGGAACGGTAACGCTCCAACAGGCATTCGACATTCAAGATGGGCCGATCTGGATTGGTCGTCCGTTTATCTCAAGACTCGTGACGATGCCGCTCTCCCTAGAAACACCGGGCTTTGTGCAAGCGCTGGTCAAGAACTTCAGCCGCATTTACCTGAAGCTGTTTGACAGCCTTGGTGGTCGCATTGGCATTGTCGGCAAGGGCGGCGAAGTTCGCAACACTATCGACCGCTCCAATGACGACGCAGAAGAAGGCGGAATCTTCGCTGTAAACTGGGCACCGATGCCGACAGATCCTGCGGAGACTTCGAAGAATCGTCGCGGCGATTTCGAGGTTTCTATTCGTGGAACTGGCACTGTTCAGGCGCAGCTTGCGATTGAGCAGCGTGAACCATTGCCCTTCGTTCTCCAAGGCATTACAATGGAAGTCACAATCGGAGGCGGTTATGGCGGATAAGTATTACATTAAACAAGGCACTCCGCAGGATGTGGCATTCTTCTCGATCTTCGTTCGCGCCAGCGACCGCGAAGAGATTGAAGCAGCCGTAGAAAATCCGTGGCAGTGCTTCATGGAAACGCTCTACGCTCCACATGAAACCTTCGTTCTTGTCGTTAACGATGAGCCCATTTGCCTTTACGGGACTTCGGTGACGCCTGAAGGATTCGGATGTCCTTTTATGATCGCAACTGATAGTATGTATCGCTACCGCAAAATCATGCATTCCGTAGCCAAGGACTACATAGCCGGGAAGCTGCAAGAGTTTGATGTTCTCGTGAACTACGTCTATAGTAAGCACACATCCGCAATTCGCTGGCTGAAGTCGCTTGGTTTTGTTATTGGCGAACCAGAGGTTTATGGTGTAAAGGGCGAATTGTTTCACCCGTTTCACGCAGTAGCAGAGGAATAATCTATGTGTGGCCCAGCTGCTATCCTTGGTGCAAAAGCAGTAGTCGGCGTCGGCAAGGCTGTGGGCGCAGCCAAGCGTGCCGGCGCACAGAAGCGTGCTCTCAGACTTCAAGCGCAGATTAACGATATCAACGCAGACTCTCTCGAAGCTCAGGCTGGCCGCGAGACAGCTATCGGTCGCACTAATGCTTCCCTTCGCAAGACGCAGGGCGAACTCCAGATGGCAGCTGAGACTGCCAATGCTGCCGGTCGCGGCATGGATGTGAACGCTGAAGGCACGATGGATTCTATCACCGGGACGATTGACTGGTCTACCGCAACTGACGTTGAGTCGATCATGCAGCAGGCACGCTGGGAAGCACTCGGAATCCGTGCCCGTGCAGGCAACACCAGAACAGAAGCAGCCGGGCAGCGCGCTCAGGCTGCTGCCATATCGCCGACGATGTCGTTCCTCGGATCTGCCATTGGATCTGCGATCAACATTGCTGGATCTGCTTACAATATGAAGCAGGCTGGCGGTCTGGGCGGTGGCGGATTTAAAGCTCCAAAGAGCTTTCTTAGATCCGTCGATAACAATATGAATCTGGTTAACCAGAACATGAACAGAATGCTGAGCGGAGGAATTTAATGTCAACTACACGTCTCGGTCTTCCCGGTCAGGTTCAAGGTGGTGGACTGCTGCCCGGTGGTGTTGCTCCGTTCTCTCCGGATCAGGCTGGGCAGATGGCTGCCGGCAATCTTCAGGGTCTTGCTGAAGTCGCAGAGCAGGGGTTGAATGTTCTTGGGGATATGGTTCTCAAGGAAATGAACGAGATCAACGCCACGAAGACAGCAGAAGCAAACATTGCTCTCATGCGTGAGTTGAATGATCTCAAGGAAAATCCTGAGAGTGGTTATGCGAATAAGATTGGCGGACAAGTCGTAGAGATCAAGGACGCTAATGGAAATGTAGTTCCACTTACTCAGAATTATTTTACACAAGCGGAGGAACGCAGAGCAAAAATCCGGGCTGGTTTGACCAATGACAGGCAGCGTCAGCAGTTTGACCTTCAGACTGGCGAAGTCATGGAAAGATTTCGCGGAAGCCTTATGAATCATGAGCGTGAACAAACAACGCTTTGGAAAGTTGATACCGCCAAAACCCAGATCGCCACAAATCTTCTTTCATATAGCGATAGACTTCAGTCTACGTTTAATGCCGCCAGAACTGGCGCAATGGATTATGCTGACGCCGAAGCAGAGATGGATGCGCTAACAGACGGCGTAATCACAGAAATAACCGCTGGACACCAAAGGCTCGCAGAGCTGGAAGGGCGTTCTCTGGAGTCTGCAAATATAGAACAACGCAAGTCTATCGGAGCTTTTGCCGGATCTCTTTTTAATCAGGCTGTCAATAATCAAGATACAGCCGCTGCTGCTGCAATTCTTGGTCGCTTCAGTGGCTTTCTTATGCCGGAAGTATACGACAAGATGTCTGCTACTGTAGCAGCTATGGATGAAAGAGACACGGAAGAAGATGCATACATAGACAACTCTTCAATAGATGCAAACACCGGTATGCCAGTAAGGTTTGGCCCTCGCGATACTCCGAGCATCGAATCGTTTAACGCCAACACGACAACCGCGCAGATGGTAGATTTCACTTGGTCTGTTGAATCTGGCCGAAGCAATAATCCCCGCGATAACGTAAATACCAATGGCACCCGCGATGTCGGCCCAATGCAGATTAATGAGGCGACCGCAGAACGTGCAGCCAGAATGGCTGGCGTTCCTTATGATCGCTCTAAGCTGAGAGATCCTGAGTATAATAAGAAGCTTGGCACAGCTTATCTTGAATGGCTCACTAAGCGTTATGATGGCGACAAGTTTGCCGCCCTTGTTGGATATCAACAGGGCGAAGGCAATGTTGACAATGCTCGTATATGGTCACGCAAAACCGGGCGTCCTTGGTGGGAATTCTTCGCTGCGACTGGCAAGCCAAATGGTGCTAAGCGCGTCAAGGCTGTGGCTGAACACTTTGGCATTGACCTTTCTGGCGCTGCCAACTCAGACAAATCCAGAGATGTTATTCAAGAAGGCGGATCTCAGCAGACCGTTGCAGAATCATACGGCCCCAATATTGAAGCGATAGCAACTCAAGCCGTTCCCGGAGTTGTTATTACTAGCCGTGAACGCAGCCAACAGAAGAACGCACAGGTAGGTGGCGTTGCCGACAGCTATCACACCAGCGACGACGCGAGAGACTTCGTGCCGCCTGCCGGCATGTCTATGGCACAACTTCATTCGCAGCTCAAAGCCCAGTTCCCGGGTTATGATGTTATTAACGAAGGCGATCATATTCATGTAGAACCCGGCCCGGGGATGCCTAAGAGTAAGCGTCGCGGCGGGCCGGGTGCAAGTGTCAACGCTCCTGTGTATTCATCTTCGATGGGCGGTCGCGCTCCTATGACGCCTGCCGAAATTCAGGCAGACGCCGAAGCACGCTTCCCGGGTGCACACAACACAGCGCGTCGTCGTGCTTACATTCGCGGCAAAGAAAGAGGAATGAAGGAAGCTGAACAGCAGAGAAATGCTATCGAGTCTGATTCGTATAGTCAGGCTGTGGGAATTCTCATTCAGGAAGGCGGCGACCTCAGCAAAGTTCCACAGAGTCTTCTTGATCAGATGAGCCCAGAAAGGCAGATTACTCTTCAGAATCAGGCTAATACTATACGTGGCAGTTTGCCGCCAGACCCTCGTGCGACCGCAATTGTCAGTGACATGAAGCAGCTTCTTGCGCTTTCTGAAGAAGAGTTTCAGGGTCTTGCTGGCGGACTGAGCAGTGAACAGTTTACCGCTGCCGCACAGCTGCGTCAGAAGGCTATGGTTGAATTTGCACAAGCCGGAACTATCCCTTCGCGAGACGAAGTAAGAGAACATTTTAACTCGGCAGCGGGCGTCCTTAAGGTCAATCTTGAGATCCAGACACCGGGGGCAAAAGGAGGCAAGGTTCTTCGTAACATCTTCGAAGTGCCTGAAGGATTGCGTTTGCAGAGCGCATATATCGAAAAGAAGATTCAGATGGAGAAGGCGCAAGGTCGCCCAAACACTGACGCAGAAGACAGGCAGCTCGCTATAGACGTGCTTAGCATTTATTCTGCAACTACAGATTCTAAGACTGGCAAGGCATACTTGATGCCGCTTGATGAGTCTAAGCTTCCTCGTCCGCTTGACAATGATAGTGGCCGTATACTTTATGGAGCTAGCGGTCAGGTCATTGACGCCGGAACTGAACGTATCATTCGTGCCACAGAGGATCGTTCTGCTGTTGCTCAGTCTGGACGCTCGACCTCGATATCTGTCACTAACGCCAATATCGACTTCAACCGCAATGTAGGATTCCTTCTGGGAACAACCTCTCCTTCTGTTGCTCAGGTTGCGGCGGCTAGATCTCTAACAAAGAGTTCGCAGTATCCGTCAGGCGGTGATCCAAGACTGTTGCAAACGCTTACTCCGACTGCTATAAATAGACAGATA